GCCGAGCTGAAGAAATCCCGCGATGAACTGCAGAAATCAATCATAGAACACCACTCATAAATATCTCCTTTCATACGGCCTCCCTTCGGGGAGGCTTTTTTTCGTGTATCGGCTCATTTCGGCCATTCTGAGGGCAATTCATGTAAAAGACGAGTACTTCTCCATATAAAAAGAAAAGAGCCTCTATCGGCTTAGAAATGCGTCACAATGGAAACGATTCCTTTTCGGATAGAGACCGTATCGGCTGGCATAGAGCCAGTCTGTTCGAACTCTTTCGTAAATTCAAGCGACACCGGCTCGCTGTTCTGCGTGAAATTGAGATGCAGCACGATGCGCCCGTCGTCGAATACGTAGACGGAGTTAAGAAATATGTCGACGATCCGCTTCCGGTACTCCGGATCTGATTCCATACCATCCGACAGGCGGGTCAGCATGAACAGAATATGGTCTGCCGTAAGGGCAGGCGGAGCGCTCAGGGCTTTGTCTTCGATCTGGACGGTCAGATCTTCGTCTTCCTGTTCCAATGCCTGCAGACGTGCCTGCAGCGCCTTGGATGGATTGTCTAAAAGCAGATCCAGTGCGTTCTGTATCTTGCGCTGCACATCTGCCTGCCGTTTCTTCAGATCTTCCAGTTCTGCCTGATATGTGCCATCCACGAGGCTGTCGGCGACCTTCTGGGAGAGCGTCTGTAAGAAATCCTCGTCTGAGTGCAGGAATGTTACCAGCTGATGGACTACGAAGTCCTCCAACTGCTGTTTCGGTTCTCGGCGCTTGTTACAGGCTCTCCGCTTTTTGTTCTGACAGGTGTAGTACCAGTACTGGATGCCCGTTTTCCCTTTTGCCGAATCTCCCACCATTGCAGCCCCACAATGCCCGCAGAAGACCTTACCGGTCAACAGGAAGGACGGCCTGTCGAGGTCGACTTCACGTCTGCGCTTCTTAGATCCGGCGAGCCTCTTTTGCACAGCCTGGAAGGTGTCTCGGTCGACAATCTGCGGGATCGCGTCCTCGTCGTGGATGTCGCCCCAGATGTACGTCCCGACATACTTCTCATTGCGCAGGATCTTGCTGACGCTGCTCTCGTTAAATGGCCCGCCGATAGCTGTCTTGATGCCTCTGCTGTTCATAGCATCGACGATGTCCTTCATACGGGAGCCCGTTTTATACATCTGGAAGATCTCCCTGACGATCGGAGCCTTCTCCGGATCTGGCTCGAAAGTATCGTCTGCGCTCTTCCGATAACCGAACACGCGCTTGCCGAGAGTTTTGTGCTGCAGTGCGCTGTCATAGTTTCCACGCTTCACGTTCTCGCCCAAATTGGCGGAGTAATACTCGGCGAAGCCTTCCATCACAGATTCGAGGATGATGCCTTCAGGGCCGTCTGGGACGGCTTCCCTGGCATAAACGAGCCTTACTCCGCTTTTCCGGAGCTTAGCCTTGTAGACTGCTGCATCGTACCTGTTGCGGGCGAAACGATCCGTCTTCCAACAGATGACGACTTCGAAGAGATGTTTCTCAGCATCTGCCACCATGCGCTGGAAGTCAGGACGCCGATCAGTGCGACCAGTCAAAGCTTTATCGGAGTAGGAACGGATGACGCGCATCCCGTTCCTCTCCGCAAACTCCGTGCACTCCCGGATCTGACCTTCGATCGACTCCTCACGCTGTCCGGACGAGCTGTATCGAGCATAGATGACGGCAGGGATCAGGTCAGCGGATGCCGGCTTCTTCTTCTGACTTGATGTTTTCGGCATCATAGTCCTCCTGGAAGTAGTCATTGTAGATTTGCTCTACAAGTGAATATATTTTGTCCTGCTCATTCTTAGGGAGTTCTCTGATCTTTAATATAAGGTCGACTTCCTCCTCATTCGGCACAAACAGATCATATTCTTTGCGCATTTGTTCGATAAACGCATCAGCGTCAGCAAATATGGCATTCATGCTCGCCTCGCTCAAAAGTTTATTCGCATCTACACCGAGCACATCACAATACTTTAAAAATATACTTTGCGTCATTGCACCGGTGCCTTTCTCTGCTCGCATAATTGTCGGATTTGAGCATCCAGCCAGCTCGGCTGCCCTTCTTAATGAATATCCTTTTTGCTTCCGATATTTGTATAGGAGCTTGCCTAATTCGACATATTTTTTCTTATCGTCGTTCCTCATAGTAATCCTCCAAGGAAAGAATAGCACAAAAAAATGTGCTTTTGCTACAGAAATGTGTTGCACGGAAACAAAAAACGTGTTATTCTCTAGATGCTACACAAACGTGTAGCGGTGGAAGGAGGATACATGGGAATCAAGTTGACACCAAAAGAGGCACGAATGTCTAAAGGCATCAGCCAGGCGGAAATGGCTGCCAAGCTCGGGATCTCTGAGAACGCACTGGCGAACAAAGAAAACCCGGACAGACCTGAGCGCTTTTATGTAGACGAGGCGGCAGGGTTTGCAAAGGCTTGCGGTTATCCGATGGATCTAATTATTTTTTTTGAAGATAGTGCTACATAAACGTGAAGCACAGGAGGGAAAATGGAAAAGATTAAGGTATTGGTCAAGGACCCGGGACTTCCTGCCCGGTTCCTCACGATTCCGAACGACCTGAAGACACTGCAGGGCATTGTCGACGGATACATCGAGATCGTGACTGTGGATGACATCTGTGTCATCTGCAACGAGGAAGGACGCATCCGCGGGATGCAGCCGAACATCACATTCGGAGGGCATGACTTCGTAGGCACGATCGTCATGACCGGTCATCAGGGCGAGGAGCTGACGAGCTTCCCGTACGGACTGGGAGGCGAATGATGGGAGACTTCAAAACGAAGAAAGCCAGAGAAGAATGGCTCAGATCTGACGAGGCATGGGTTGTGACGGCATACTGCCCGCCTGTACGGATGTCCGAACTGTTGCTGAAAGACAGACACTTCGTCAGAATCCAGAGGATGTATCGCAGATCACACTACGACATCAACCTGCATCGGTTCGTGTATGACGAACAGATCATCTTCCCGGATACAGCGACCCAGATCTTCGAAGTAGACAAGAACGGCATGATCCTGGAAGGGCAAAACATCAAAAGACTCGTCGAGATCATGATCGAGGAGGGCTTGTGAGCTGTGGGCGAGATCGACAAGGATGCACTGGCCGATCTGGCCGAATGCGTCGGAAGGCTTGCTGCGCAGTTCTTCCAGGACGAGTCCATCCAAAAGGACTTCGAAGCCTGGCAAAAGGAAAGGCAGTCGGGAGAGCGACTGCCAAATGGATGAGAAAAAAGTATGTCATCCAAAGTATACCGAAAGGAAGGAACTATTCAATATGGGAAAAAGGAAAATCAGACCGGAGATCATGCTTCTCCTGGACAGAGTTGAAATGTACACAACGATATTGTTCTTCCTGTACGTGTGGATTCGTGTACTCCTGCACGTTGGAGGTATCGATCTATGATGGCCATTCTGTTAGCAATCCTTGGGTTCATGGCGGGCTTTATGATCGCTATGTTCCGAGATATCCAAAAGATCAGGAGTGTGTGCGACAAGCTGACACATGTCCACCAGTCAGAGGCAAGATTGTTCGAGCTCACGAACACTAGACTCAAAAAGCTGGAACTCGCACAGCAGGAACAGCTCGACCGCATCGTCAATCTGACTGCAGCAGTCGCCCAGAATCACGGGGATCTGAAGCGATGGACATATCAGAACGTGAATGACATCTGGTATGCGATCGAGAATCCGATGACCGGTAAGGAAGAAGAGTCTGAGGAGGTCAGGTCATGAAATCGCAGGCAATTCTGCAGGAGAAACTGTGGAGACTGGTCTTCGAACAGGTACCGGATAAGAAGGTCAGGATCATGCTGTACGTCGGCAAGTTCTATGTCACATCGTTTAACGTAACGGTCGACCAGCTGAGAGATGTCCTGATCTGCATGGACAGCAAGCAGATGAAATGGATCGACCAGAGCAGACTCGACAAGGAGTTCATGCATAAGTATGGTTACGTACTTACTCCGCTCCGGAGCGCGTACACCGAGGAGCCGTGAAGGATGTACCAGTTTCTGAAGTGCTGCACATGCGGCGAAGTCTTCGACAGTGAAGACGCACGGCAGATTGCGAACTATGTGGATGACTCTGGCATAGTAGCATTCTGGACGCCTGCCTGCCCGTTCTGCGGCAGCGAAGACGTAGACGAATATTACGAAATGGATGAGGAGGAAGAAGATGAAAATAACGAAGGGTAAAGTACCTTCAGCCGTCAGGGTAACCATTTACGGCTCGGAAGGTATCGGCAAGTCAACACTGGCGGCATCCTTCCCGGAACCGCTGTTCGTTGACATCGAAGACGGAACGAAGCAGCTGGATGTCGCTCGGACATCCTGCTCGGACTGGAGAGAGCTGCAGTCAATCATCAAGGAAGTCTACGCAGGCCCTGCAATCTGCAAGACGCTCGTGATCGACACGATCGACAGGGCAGAGATGCTCCTGACCGCTCAGCTCCTGGATGAGGGACACTGCGACAGCATCGAAAAGTACGCTGGCGGCTACGGCAAAGGCTACACAGCTCTCGCCGAACGCTTCCAGAAGGACCTGCTGTGGGAACTGGACAAACTCATCAGCAAAGGCGTCAACGTGGTTCTGATCGCTCACGCAGCCATGCGTAAGTTTGAATCACCTGAGGACCCGCCGTATGACCGCTGGGAGCTGAAGGTATCGAAAAAGGTCGCTCCGATCGTCAAGGAATGGTCCGACCTGCTCCTGTTCTGCAACTATCAGACGATGGTAGTTGATGAGAATGGCAGAGGAAAGGTCAAAGGATCCGGGAAGCGCATGATGCACGCAAACCACAAGCCGACCTATGATGCGAAGAACCGCTTCGGTCTTCCGGATGACATGCCGCTCGACTTTGAGCCGCTGCGCGGGATCTTCAAAACTGAGATCCAGCCGGAGAAGACAGTGCTCGACATCAACCATCCGGATGATGGCATCGTGGAGGACAACATGAACGAGGACGTTTATACAGTCTTCAAGAGGCATCTGAAAGAGCGCAGCATCACACAGAAGTCCGTGCTCAAATGGCTCACAGACAGCGGCAAAGGCGCATTTAAAACGATCGACGATCTGTCTGTGCCGTATGTTAAGAACCTCGACAGCAACATCGAAAAACTTGAAAAAATCATGAAGGGAGATAAATAACAATGGATACAAATACAGCTTTTGATTGGAACAGCACCATCAGCAACGCGGAAGAAACAAACGAATACAAGCCCCTGCCGGAAGGCGACTATGAGTTCGTTATCAATGCGGTAACGAAGAAGATGTTCAACGGCAGCGCAAAGATGCCGGCATGTCCGCAGGCTTCCATCGAGGTCCATGTGGACGATCCGAACACCGGACGGACTGTCCCTGTGTTCTCCAATCTGTTTCTCTGCAGTTCCCAGGAATGGAAACTGGCTCAGTTCTTCAAGAGCATCGGAGTCATGTCTGCAGATGACAAACAGCTCCGCATGAGATGGAATATCGAAGGCGAGAAGGGCGTCTGCCATATCGGCCCCAGAGAGTACAACGGCAAGGTATACAACGACATCAAAAAATGGCTCCCGAAGAAAGAAGAGATCGATCCTGACGATCTTCCGTTCTGATATGTGGCGGTCGGAATATTTCATCCTGGGAATCGATCCGGGCAACGTAGACACAGCCTTCTGCCTGGTCGACTCCCAGCTCCGGCCGGTTCGGTTCGCCAAGCTCGGCAATGAGCTCGCTTACTGCGAGATGGTCGATGCTATCGCCCATCATGCGCTAAGCGATAAGATCTATGTCGCCTGTGAAATGATCGCATCCTATGGGATGCCTGTCGGTAAGGAAGTCTTCGATACGTGTGTATGGATCGGTCAGCTGAAGGAACGTCTAGCCCCAGTGTACGATTTCCAGTACATCTATCGGAAAGAAGAAAAGATGACTATCTGCCACAGCATGAAGGCATCGGATGCGAACATTACGCAGGCGCTGGTCGACAGATTTGCTCCTGGCGTACCGAATCACGGCAAAGGCAACAAGAAGGCTCCTGGATGGTTCCACGGCTTCCGTGCGGACATCTGGCAGGCCTACGCGGTAGCCGTGACATATCACGACATATATAAGGGAGAAGAAAATGTACGAACCAGTAGATATTGACGAACTGGAGGAAGCGCTTAGTTTTGTTTCTCCTGAACACTACGAATACCAGGACTGGCTCCATGTCGGTATGGCTCTTAAGGAAGCCGGAGCTGATCTGTCTGTATGGGAGCGATGGTCAGCCAATGATCCCGACGCATACAGGAGAGACCCCGCTGCATGTGCGGCAAAATGGGACACATTCGACAGCTCAGAGATCACAGCAAAGACTATATTCAAGTGGGCAATGGATGCCGGCTGGAAGAGCTCCAGAAGCTATTCAGGGCACGATACAGCACTTGATTGGGAGTCTGTGATAACTTCTCCGGTCAAGGTAAACATGAGCGGAGAGATGCCTGTACAGGAGCCTCAGCAGTGGAACCAGTTCGACCAGGTGCGGCGCTACATCAAGGCGCTCTTCCATGCTGACGAGTATGTCGCATTCAACACGAATCTGAAATACGACGAAGCCAGAGGCAAGTGGAAGCCGGCAGACATGGGTACATTCACACGGACAGCCGGTCAGATTCTCGAGGATCTGGACAAATACGAGGCATCCGGAGACCTCTCAAATGTGCTCGGCACTCTCAACCCGGACGGCGGCGCATACATCAGGATCAACCCTGTGGACGGCAAAGGAGTCAACGATCGGAACGTTACACGCTTCAATTACGCTCTGATCGAGTCCGACAACATGCCGATAGAACAGCAGCGGTTCATGATGCACGCTCTTAAATTACCGATCAGGGTGATGGTGCACTCGGCAGGCAAATCAGTCCATGCCATCGTAAAGGTCGACGCTAAGAACCGCTACGAGTTCAAGGAGCGCGTGGAATACCTCCATGCGATATGCAACGAAGCGGGGCTGATAGCGGATGCAGCCAATAAGAACGAGGCAAGGCTGTCACGTCTTCCGGGTGTGTACCGCAAAGGGAAAAAGCAGTACATCATCGAGGAGAATATCGGGCTCAGCTCCTGGGACGAGTGGTACGAGTATCAGGAAAGTCTGCGGGACAAGCTTCCTCAGACCGACAACATGGAAGATCTGTACAACGATCCTCCAGCGGTCGCTCCGGAGCTCATCAGCGGAGTCCTTCGACAGGGACACAAGATGATCATCAGCGGGCCATCCAAAGCGGGCAAGTCGTTCCTGCTCCTGGAGCTGGCCTATGCGATAGCAGAAGGACACACATGGATCGGCAACAAGTGCACGATGGGGAAGGTCCTATACGTCAACATGGAGATCGACAGGGCATCCTTCGCCAGAAGGTTCATTTCGATCTACAATGCCCGAAAAATGAATTTTGGAGCACATAGATCTAACATCGACATCTGGAACCTTCGAGGATACAGCATGCCGATCACGAAACTGATCGAGCCGCTTCTGAGAAGAGCAAAGAAGGAAGCCTACTCGGCCATCATAATCGACCCGTTGTATAAAGTCCTCGAAGGTGACGAGAACAGCAACACGGATGTCGCCCGCATGGGTGCCGGTTTCGATCGTATTGCTCAGGAGACAGGAGCAGCTGTCATATATGTCCATCATTTCGCCAAAGGCTACGCAGGAGACCGCGCATCCATCGACAGGGGGAGCGGAGCGGGCACATTCAGCCGAGATCCGGACGCGATCCTGACCATCAGCCCGCTGGAACAGACTGAAGACGAGGAAGAAGCACACGGCTCAGCATGGAGAGTGGAGTACACACTGCGAGAGTTCAAAGACCACGAGCCGACAAATGTATACTTCCAATATCCGGTGCATGAGGTGGATGATGGTCTGCTCAAGACAAAGGCCATCCAGTCGGCTCTGAGTGCTGATCGCACAAGACGCTCAGAGGCTGCCATGAGCGAGTTCATGATGAACATTAAGGAAGCGGCCGAGATATGCGAACCACTGGATGGCGGGTACGAAGCCGCTGCACTCGCTGAAGCGTACTCGGAACTGTTCGGGGAAATTAATAGTAATGCGATGAGAAAACGACTCGCAAAAGCCGGGTATAGAAAAAAATCACTCGGTAAAGGCAAGTCGAATGTGTGGTTCATTGAGTGAGCGCAAGACCTGGCCTAGACATGGCGGCCAACAGGCCAGGGTTGGTTGGCCTTACTTATATAAATATAAGTAGGTTAGGCTAGGTAGGTTAGGCTAGGTAGGTTACGAGGTCGGTAGGTTACTCAGCCCTCCCATTGGAGGGGGCTGAGATAACCTTACCTCCCAGACCTGTCCGAAGGCTGACTACCATAAGGAGAGAAAGTATGAAGAAGTTAACGATATATTGCGACGTCTGCGGAAAGCAGATTACAGGCAAAGTTTACAAGGTATTTATCGGAGCGCAGGACGCAGACAAGATCGAGGACGACCCGTGCTACGAAGAAGTCGAACAGGAGAATGATTTCTGTGAAGGATGCATCGACTCTGTCACCCAGCTGATCACTACATTCACCAGCAAGCCCGCACTGGATGAGACTGAAGAACCGAAGCCGGTCGAAGAAAAACCTAAGAAAACTAAGAAGCCTAAGGAAGATAAGCGGAAGAAGACAGACGCAGGGAAGATCTGGGCATTGCACGATGCAGGCTGGAACACATCGTCGATCGCAATGGAGGCGCAGTGCAGCACTCAGACAGTCAGGAACATCCTGGCAAAGGACAGACCTGACATGGAGGTCAGCAATGCCTAAGCAGATGTCGATGGACGATCTGCTGTGGTCAACACGGAAGGAAGTGCTGATCACTCCCAGAGCTCAGGCACTGGCTGACAGCGATGCAGACGTCCAGGCTGAGCTCTGCTCTATGATCAAATGTTTCCGGGCTGAGACAGCCATTACAGAGCCTGAGTATCTGGACTACTGGATCGGGTTGGATGACAAGCTTCGGGTGTACGCTAAGGATGAACAGTACAACACTTTCAAGGAGTATGTCCGATGGCACGGGTAAGCATGAAGGACGAGATCCGGCTGGAACAGGCGAAGCGCCTGGAACATTGTCCGGATGATCGCCTTCCGTGGTATTCCAGCGAGACCGCTGCAATCAACGACAGGTATGTGCTGAAACGATATGTCAAGGAGTACCAGCAACGAGGCTTCCGAGCGCTCACCAGTGTCTGCCGGGAGATAGAACATAATAACTATCTGCCGGTGGGCTCGGTGACCGAAGAGCGGATGATGAAAGTAGCCAAAAAGCTCGGATACGATCCGTATAACGATTACGAGGATGAGGATGATGAGTAAGATCTACAGAGAGCAGGCTATCGGACTGGCCAGAGAGCTGAAGCTGACCGAGGACGGGATCAGAGGCACGATGGGATGGATAGAACCGAAGGTGAAGCCGGATGTGTATGAGAAGATGCTGGCGGTGATCCGGCAAAGTATCCGGTACGGAGTGCTGAAACATTTGATGGAGATACAGGAGGTAAAAGATGAGACCGATTGATGCTGATGTGCTTTCACAGTTCAGAGATTACGAACTTCCAAAAGACCCGAATGACAAATGTTTTTCTGAAAATG